AGCGTGTCTATGTGACAGAAGTGGTTGCTGAAAGCTTCCAACTCCTTGAAAAGCGTGATAATTCTGCAAATCAGAATTCAATGGCTGAGCAGATGCCACCTTCATTTGCAAGAGATCCAATGGATATCAAGGATGACGATTTACCGTTTTAGGGATTTTAAAGGTGAAGAAATGGAAATCAAAGAAATTAAATACGTATACGAGAATACTCCTTTCGGTTGGATGTAGCAACTAGACCTTGATGGACACCGTCCATTCTATCCATGTGGAGATCTCAAAGGGTTAAAGAAATTTGTCAAGGACGACTTAGGCGTATTGCTTGATCAAATGACTAGCGATGCAAACTACGGGCTTGCGTACCACGCTTGTGGGTATAACGGGCAAGCCCAACAAACCTATATTGACGAATGGGAAAAATTAGGAGTTTGCGTGTTTTAGGGAGGTGACAATATGGCACAAAGACGAATGTTCAGTAAGAAAATAACTGATACAGACCACTTTCTTGAAATGCCTCTATCTGCACAAGCTCTCTATTTTCACTTGAACATGGGAGCGGATGATGAAGGCTTCATCGACCGTGCTAAAACAATCCAACGGACTATCAGAGCCAGCGATGACGATATGAAAATCCTTGTCGCAAAAGGTTTCCTGATTCCATTTGATACCGGGGTGGTGGTCATTCGACACTGGCGAATCCACAACTACATCCAGTCTGACCGATTCCAAATGACCATTTACCAGGATGAGAAATCTCACTTGGAATACGATCAGTCAAAAGTGGCTAATTTCAACGCCGGAAACAAATGTATACAAAATGTATCCAATCCGGAGCCACAGGTTAGGTTAGGTAAGGATAGGTTAGATAAGGATAGGTTAACTACCTATGGTGCTGATTCTGACGAATCACACGAGGAACCTATCCCTTACCAAGAAATCATTGAGCATCTGAACGATACTTGCGGAAAAGGATACACCCACACGGGGAAATCCACTCGTAAGTTAATCCGTGCTAGATGGAATGATGGTTTCCGATTAGATGATTTTAAAAAGGTGATCGATACCAAGAGCCGGGACTGGTTGAAGAATAAAGATATGAGTAAGTATTTGAGACCAGAGACCTTGTTTGGGACCAAGTTTGAAACGTACTTAAACGAAGGCCCTCGCTCTAATCGAAGCAGTAGCAATGACATAGGAGTTTAACATGATTACATTAGCAGATGTCATCGAAGCATTTGAGAAGGAATTTTATCCTCTCAGTGATTTGATGAAAGAACGCATGTTAGCTCATCCTGATCCAAAGGCTGTGCTGGGAAAACTGGCACACCTTATGGATTGTGCGAGGTGCGGCCATGCAGGATGAAGTAATTGTATTTGGCCGATGGGCCATGACGAAAATTGACAAGGTATGCCCGAAACATGGTGAACAGATGTATGCGGTCGGACCGAATCAAGTCGAGGTGTGTCAGGCTTGTGGCAAAGAGTCTATCGAACGTGACGAGCAGAAGACACAGCTGGAATACTGGAAGCTAGAAGACAAGCGGGCAGAAGCTAAACGATTGGATGTATTGTTTAATTCGTCTATTGTGAATGCTGAATTGAGAAATGCTACTATTGGGAACTTCGAGGCGACCACCACTAGGCAGAAAGAAATGCTCTCTGCTGCCAACAGGATAGTAGATGAATATTGCAACGGAGCAACCAATAATGTGCTATTTCTAGGTCCGGCTGGTGTTGGTAAGAGTCATCTTGCCTACGGGATCATTAAGGATGTATCAAATCGGACTAAGAAGCATGCGATGTTTATCAAGCTTCCGGAACTGTTGGCTAAAATCAGAAACGATTTTGGCAACGAAGAACAGACGGAGCAGAAGTGGATTGCTCGACTCTCAAAAGTTCCATTCCTTGTCCTGGACGATTTGGGACAAGAGAAGATTAGCGACTGGTCCAAGAGTATCTTATTCTCAATCCTGGACAACCGAAACTGCACGATTATTACAAGCAATCTTGAGAGTAGTGCTGATATCGAGTCGGTCTATAATCAAGCTATCATGGATCGTGCATGCAAGGGTGTCGACAAGGACCATGGATTTAAGTTTGATGGAATGTCTAGCATGCGGAGAAAGCATTTTTGATGGGGGAAGCTATGGTTGAATTAGTGAAATACGATAGTGATCAGCGAGACAAGCTGAAAAAAAACATCAAAGAACTATTAAGCCAGCGAGGACTTACTCGGAAAGAATTTGCAAGTAAGCTAGGATATGCAGAAAGCACTATCAACTACTGGCTTTGTGGTGAGCGTATGCCAGACAAATTCTCACTTGAAGCTCTCTGCGATTTCTTCGACGTTGACGATGTGAGCCTCCTCGGGTCTCCTATGAAGATTCGGACATTCGCTTATTACAAGCGAGATACTTTGGTTGCATTTGGCACGATAAGAGAAATCGCTGATCAAACAGGTCTGAAGATGAACAGCTTGTATAGACTGCTATCTCAAACCCATAAAACTGGAGAGAAGGGAACGTATATCATCGAACTTGAAGATGATACAAGATATACAATCGAGTTCAAGCAGACCTTGACGATGGAAGAACTAGAAAACCTTGGGCTTGGTTGGCTAGTAAATAGCCCGATGGCAGAGGTTAAGGAGGTTAAAGGATGAAGAAAGAAGAGCTGATCGCAGCCTATGAACGAGTTAGCATTTTTGCTGAAACAGTAGAAATAAAAAGTGTGATAGAAAAGCTGAAACAACTAGAAGATCCAGAAACCCAAGTTCCGCAATTTGTGGCGGACTGGTACGAAAATAACAAAGATGATTTTGAAGGCGCTCTGTTTAGATGTATTGATCTAATCCCAAGCGTGTACGAAGATGGAGATTTGAGCGAATTTGAAAGTTGGGTGATAGAAGGGCATACTGAACCGTTCAAAACCCTTGTAAATATGCACCAATTCGGCTATACAGTCGAGGAGGAAAAGCGGTATTATGTAAGGTTTAAAGGGATGGAAAGTGATGATTTTAATTACTTAAACTTTATCAAATTTCAACACGCTTGGGTGTTATCGTCGTTAAAAATTGACAAGAAATTTCGTACAGAACACACTCGCAAAGAACTAGAAGAAGCAGGTTTTGGCTGGGTGTTTGATTGCGAAGGGATTGAGATTGAGGAGGTGACGGAATGAACCTCAGACAGAAAAGAAAACATTATATGTATTCTTGTAGATACATGATCGCTTGGTATTCTACTAATGATGTAAATTTTTACGTTCCATGTCCGAAGAGATTTTTAAAAACTCTCAAGCAAAAATTAAAGATTAATAAAACATATGACTATGATGAGTGTTGCAGGAAATATTTTTATTTTGAAGAATATCACGGAGCAATGCCAAAATTTATGAGAAGTTGAGGAGGGGCAAGAGGTGGAGCAAATGGAAAAATCTAATAGAAGCATCTATGCCCCGCTGGGGGCTAGTAATCATGTGAAAAATGAAAGAGAGAAAAATGATTACTACGCAACAGATCCGAAAGCGATAGATTTTTTATTGAAAAGAGAGAGTTTTGAAAACGTATTAGAGCCGGCTTGCGGTGAAGGACACCTAAGTAAAAGATTGATTCTTCACGGTATAAAAACAACTTCCTATGACTTGATTGATCGCGGTTTTGGGGAAGTCAAAGATTTTTTTGAAACACAAGAATGGAATGGTGATTTAATTACGAATCCGCCTTATAAAATTGCCCAAGAATTTGTAACTCACGCTTTAAGAATTACAAAAAATGGGCGGAAAATAGCAATGTTCTTAAAAATACAATTTCTTGAAGGACAAGCAAGAAGGAAAATGTTTTTAAAATACCCTCCTAAGAAAATATATGTTTTTAGCAAGCGAATAGTTTGCGCAAAAAATGGAGATTTTGAAAGCATAAAATCCAGCGCCGTGGCTTATGCATGGTTTCTTTGGGAAAAGGGCTTTAAGGGGAATCCTGAAATAGAATGGATTGATTGATGAGGTTGAGTAGATGTCATTTGTAAACGCTGACTGCATGGATTATTTGAAAAAGTTTGAAGACAATCATTTCGATATAGCAATAGTAGACCCGCCTTATTTTTCTGGGCCTGAAAAAAGAAGGTATTATGGACGAAAAAATAGCCCAATAGGTGTTAAAAGACTGTATGAAGAATTATCAGAGTGGGAAGTGCCAGCCAAAGAATATTTTGATGAACTTTTAAGAATTTCTAAAAATCAGATCATTTTTGGCGTGAATTATTTTGATTACCCTTTTGGCCCGGGTCGTATAGTTTGGGACAAAGTAAATGGGCGTTCTAGTTTCTCTGATTGCGAGCTAGCATACTGCAGTTTGCATGATAGTACGCGACTGTTTCGCTATATGTGGAATGGAATGATGCAAGGGAAATCAATTTCGGAAGGTCATATTCAGCAAGGAAATAAAAAATTAAATGAAATCAGAATTCACCCGACACAAAAACCGATAAACCTCTACCGTTGGTTAGTCCAGAAGTATGCCAAAAAAGGGGATAAAATACTAGATACTCACGTAGGGTCTGCTAGTAGTCTGATAGCATTTGAAGAGGCAGGGTTTGAATACGTAGGATTTGAAAAAGATCCGATAATGTTTGAAAAAGCAAAAAAAAGGCTTGAAAAATACAAAAGAAAAAGTTTTGAACTTATTTCTTTGTTTGAAGTTGAGGAGGTGGAGTGATGGCATTGACGCTTGAAAGCAGTATTACTGAGCTTATTCTTGAAATTGGTAATATTTTAAATTCTCCTGACAACAGTACAACAACTTTCGCACTTGAAATTCCAAATCAATCTTTCTTTATAGAAATCACAGTAAAACCTAAAAAAGAGGAGATTAAGGAAATAACCTCATATAGCATGAATAAAATCATGAAAGATGAACAATCTGTTTTTGAAAAAGACAATAACTTTCATAAGCAAAAGCAAAAAGAAAAGAAGAACCCTATTTTCAAAAGGAATAAACCAAAGAAATTTTGAGGAGGTAACAGAATGAAACGACCAAAAAGATATCCATACACTAAGAGTCAGCAGGAAGAGACAACGACAGCTGTTTATTCGTATGGCGGTGAAGAATATGTAATGTTTAGAGGTCTCGAAAATAAATTCACAGGAGAAAGAGTAGAGGTGAAATAGATGGATCTACAAAATATCGTCTTCCTCGGTTTCGTGGCCGTTTGGCTGGTTGGCCTTGCATGGGCTTCGATTGTCGTCATTAAAGCCAAGGGTACAAAGAGGGAGAACGAAGCAATGAAAAGACTGATTCGGCAACAAAACGACGTATTGACCGTAACGTTGAATCGTGAAAGAAAACTGAAAGAACAAATGAAAGAGGAAAAACATGGATGAACTAATTAAAAGAATCGAAATTTGGTCAATTGATCGTGGGTTAAATAATCAAGATAGTGGCAAGCAAATCTTGAAACTGGTTGAGGAATTTGGGGAATTGGTCCAAGGCCATCTTAAAAACAACGTTGATCAAATCAAAGACTCAATCGGTGATATGATGGTTGTCATGATTATTTTTTGCCAGCAAGAAAATATTAAAATCAAAGATGCACTGAACAGAACATCTACTGGACTATTCAACGAGCGGCATTTGAAAGACGTCGATAGCTGTCTTAAATTCACACTGCGTCACATCAGCCAACTCGCAGACCGTCCAAGATTTTGGCCTGAATTAGATTTGGCAGCTATCACAGATAGCATAGCAAATGTTGGGGGGGCTTACGATTTAACGGTAGAAGAATGTCTTCGAGCTGCTTACGAAGAAATTAAGGACCGGAAAGGGAAAATGGTCAATGGTGTCTTCGTTAAACAGGAGGACATCAAATGACATATGTTGTAAGACAGTATGAAGGCCACTGCATGTGGGAAGGGGCTCATCCAGCGAGAGTGAATGATACAGAGTTCGAAACACTGCATGAAGCCTTGGCCTACAGAGCGACACTGACAGGCATGATTGAAATTTTTAAAAGAGAGGTGATTGAATGAACCTACGAAGTCGCTATGGATATCTTATCCTGGCACTGAAACAGTATCCGTTTGACAAAGAAATCAAGGACCGAATCGAAGAAATTGAAGTACCTTGGAAGCCTTCTGATCCTAACACTGGCATCAAGAGTAACAAGACAGTTACTCCGAAAGCATTATCAGACATCATCAAGAAAGAGTCAGATCCAGAATTGCATCGACTCGAATTGATGAAAGAAGCCATTTCTTCAGTCAAGGTTTTAACTCCAGAAAACGAATGGACTGCAATCAAAGCAATCTACATCGACGGAACTCTAACAGTTGAGGGAGCATCAATCAAATACTTGCATTGTAGCAAGTCATTGACCTATAAAGAGGTCATCGAACCATTCTTTAACAAACTCGAAAAGAAGATCTTTGAATTGTCGGCCAACAGCAAATTTAAAATAAATTTGGAAAAAAGTTAAAAATTCGACTGAAATCGTGGAAAAATTTCAAAACAAAGGTGCTAAAATTGTATTATCGGGTAAAACCGAAGATAGGTCTCATTATGAAACGGGTTGGGAGTTAGCTCAGTTGGTAGAGCAGTTGATTTTTAATCTTCGTGTCACAGGTTCGAATCCTGTATTCCTAATATCAGCCAAGTCAGCACAAGCTGGCTTTTTATTTTTACCTTGGAAGGAGGTGAGTCAATGAACATTGTGGACCCAATCAGGGACAAGGATGATATCCAAGCTATGAAGGAATATCTGAGAGAGTGGAATAAAAGGAACTATCTGCTCTTTTTATTTGGAATAAATTCTGGTCTGCGTGTGGGCGATATCCTGCAAGTGAGAGTCAAAGATGTGCAAGGATGGTATATCAAAGTCAAGGAGCAGAAGACTGGGAAGCGCAAGCAACTCAAAATGACAAAGACCTTGAAGAAAGAAATCCGAGAGTATATCAAAGACAAACCACTGCATCATTATCTATTCCAAAGTCGGATAGGGAAGAACAAACCGCTCGACAGACGAACAGTTGACTGGATATTGAAGACAGCTGCAATCGAATGTGGAATTGAAAACATCGGGACGCACTCGATGAGGAAAACATTTGGCTATCACTACTACAAGAAGACCAAAGATGTGGCAATGCTCATGGATTTATTCAATCATTCATCTCCTGCAATCACACTTCGATACATCGGAATTAGACAAGATCAACGAGATAAAGCGATGTCTAATTTTGATTTATAGTCAATAATTAGACATAACGAGGAAAACGCTAATTTGTTTCATCAAATCTCCGTGGTCCATTTATTTTACTAGCTTTTAAATAGTGGTGTGAATCAGACAGAATATAAGATATGTCTAATTCAAAGGAGAAAAACAAAAGGATTTTCAGAAATACAATAAACAATTTCAGAAACAAGCGAATGAAACAAACATTTATTAGTGAGAAGAAAGCAAAATGGAAATTGATGTTGAGACTCGAGAAAGTCGCAGAGAATTTTACAACTCAGATTCATGGAGAAAGTTGAGGCTCGAAGCTTTGAACAGAGATCATCACGAGTGTGTCTGGTGTCGAGATGAAGGGAGAGTGACAAGAACTCTTCTAGAAGTTGACCACATCAAAGAGCTTGAGTATTATCCAGAACACGCATTAGATTTAGACAATCTTCGGACTCTTTGCAAGGAATGCCACAACAAACGACACAATAGATTCCAATTCCGCAAGTCTTCCAAAATGGAAAACAAAAATTTTAGAACTGACGAATGGTGGGGGTGAAATTTGTTGAACGAAAAAATTTTAAGACCCCCCGGTCGAAAAAAATCGAAAAAATCAAGCGCCAGGGAACCGGTGGGAGGGGTCGATTATCCAAATATTTATCAAAAAAATGAAGGGGGTGGGGGCTAATGGAAGAATACACAGAAAAAAATATAAAAGATTTAGAAAATCAGTTACTTTCTAAAATCGGGAATTTCAGTACACGAAAAAAGGACGCTGTCCAGTACGAGAAAGTCCATCGATATATTTATCTTGTCCGATTGCTTTATGAGTTAAAAGAGAGGCTTCATCAAGATGGCCTGGTCATCACTGTGCATAATGGTCAGCAACGATTCCAAAAAGCAAACTCGCTGATCAAGGAAATCAACACTACCAGCAATCAGCTTCTAGCAATCGAGCGATCTTTTGACTTTGAGATTGAAAATTCGCCAGTCGAGAAGAAACCATCATCGGATGGAAGTGATCTATTGTGATTTCGCATCCTCTGATTGATGAATACGTCGAACTTGCTGAATCAGGAAAAATCAAAGTCAATAAAGAACGCTCACTCTTATTCAAAATCATCAAAGAAAAAATCTATCCAAGGGATGATTTATATTTTGACAATATTTTGATTGAAAAATATATCCAGTTCACAGAGAAGAATTTTTTCCCACTGGCCAAGTATCAGAAATTCATCACGCCATTTATTTTCCTTTTTCGGAAAGAGGATGGTGAACCTCAATTTGATGAAATATTGCTCACTCTGGCCCGTGGAGGAGGGAAGAATGGTTTTATGTCCAGTCGGGCCGCATTCTTTATCAGCCCTCTCTATCCTGTCAGAGATTACGATGTGACTATCACAGCTAATTCTGAAAAACAAGGGAAGGTCTCGTTTGAGGAAGTTTATGAAACTGTCCAGCGAAGAGGACTAGAAGATCATTACTATCTGACAAAGATGTCTATTACAGGCCGAGGGAATAACTCGGTCTTTTCTTATCGGACAAACAATCCGAAGACAATGGACTCGGCTCGTGATGGTTGTCTTGAATTCGATGAAATTCACCAGTTTGAAAATGACTCTGCTGTTAAAATTCAGCGGTCAGGGCTTGGTAAGATTGCCCATGCTCGCACCTTCTACAACGGTACCAATGGGCATGTCCGTGAAGGGTTCTACGACAAGCTGATTGAGAAATCAATGAAAATCTTGAATGGTGAACTTGAGGAGTTCCGCTTATTCCCATTTATCTGCAAGCTAGATGATCCGGAAGAAGTGGACGATATGAGCAACTGGCCAAAAGCGAATCCTATGCTGGATGAGACAACTCCTTACGCTAAGCGTCTGCTTGCTAGAACGAAAGCTGACTATGATGACTTGGAACTCGAGCCATCAGGCAGACAAGAGTTTATGACCAAGCGGATGAATCTCCCAGAAGCGGACCTCGAGAAAGATGTGACGACTCGTGATAAGTTGCTTGCTACTTTGAGGGACACTGACATTGAGCTTGTCGGAAGGTCGTGTGTGGCTGGTTTTGACTATGCGAGCATCCGAGATTTTGCATCTGTCGGCTTGCTATTTAAGGACGGCGATGACTTTATCTGGAGGCAACACAGTTTTGCTCGGAAGACGTTCCTTGATACATTTAAAATCAAGGCCCCAATTCGTGAGTGGCAAGAACAAGGGATTTTCACTGTCGTAGATGGTCCGAGTATAGATCCACGGTTGCTAGTCGCTAAGCTAAATGAATGGCGCAAGCTGTACAATATTGAGCTAGTCTGTGCCGATGGTTTCAGAATGGACCTGCTGAAGCCGTTGCTGGAAGAGGCTGGTTTTGAGTTTGAATTTCTTCGCAATCCAGGGGCTATCCAATCCAAGGTGGCACCGATTATTGAGGATGGATTTGCGAATGAGAGATTTAATTTTGGAAATGATAGGTCAATGCTGTGGTACACAGATAATACCTTCGTCAAGGAAGACAAGGACGGAAACAAGAGGTTCTTGAAGAAGGAACCGGTGAGACGCAAGACCGATGGCTTCCACGCTTTTATTGTTGCTCTCTATAAGAGAGAAATCATCCAAGAGAGCACTGTTGGTGAGTTTTTGGATGTAATTGAAGATTGGGATTTTTAGAAAGGAAAACCAAATGAACAAACGAATGAAGAAGAAACAAGTCTTGAATAACGAGATCGAGCAGTTGAAGTCAGAAGTGGCTGTGCTGAAAGGTGAGTTGAATACTCTAAGCCAAGCCTTGAAGCGTCATGAAGATGCTTGCAGTGAGAATATCGAGCAGACGAACAAAGAGTTCGAAGCTATTAGGCAAGATATGAAGCGCTCGAAGAAGTCGTTCTTTAAACGATAAGGGTGAAATCCCGGGTGGGTGGTTGGCATAAAATTTAAGAAAGGAGGAGGTGCCTTGGGATGGCTAAATTTATTCAAGCGAGAAGTTCCGGAACCGAGTTTTGAGTTCGATGAGCTGGAGCGGATTTTTGGAAATCTGCAACTAAAGAGCTTGTCGATTGATAAGGCTGCTGAATTTGTGGCCCGTATCTTTGCAAGGTCTGAGTTCAAGTTCATTGAGAACGGGAAGAAGAAGGCTACTGATTGGGATTACCTGCTAAATGTAAGACCCAACAAGAATGAGTCGGCTTCTGAATTCTGGCAAAAGGCTATTTATCGCTTATTGACAAAGAATGAAGTCCTAATCTTTCTGTCAAGTGATGATCAACTGTTGATTGCTGACTCGTACATTCGTCAAAAGTATGCCGTGTATGATGATACATTCACATCTGTGACTTGTCAGAATTATACTTTCCAGAAGCCTTTCAAGATGAACGAAGTCATTTTCTTGCAGTACAACAACAATCGGCTACAAGAGTATTTCACTCAGTTGTTTAATGACTACGAGAAACTACACACTCGACTGGTCGAAGCGCTGGCACGGAACAATCAAATCCGTGGGGTCCTTAGCACAAGGACAAATGCGAGCTTTGACGATAAGAAGCTTGAGAAGATGCAGAAATATGCAGACGGCCTCTTTAAGTCGTTTACAACCAAAACGGTTGCGATTGTTCCAGCTCAAGAAGGGATGGAATATTCTGAGCTGACCAATACCACAGGGACTTCTAATCTGTCCGTGGATGAGCTCAAAAAGCTTCGTCGGCAGTTTGATGATGAAGTGGCCGATATCTTGGGAATCCCTACTGCGCTGATGCATGGTGATATGGCAAACCTTGAGAATAGCCAGAAGATGTTTAATAGCTATTGCTATCAATCGCTCGTGAAGAAGATGAGCGATGGCCTGAACTTCGCTTTGCTAAGCAGAAGCGAGTACAAGGGAAATAAACGTCTAGTAATTGTCGGTGAGGGCCAGAGGGATAAATTCTCACTTGCTCAGAGTATTGACAAGCTGATTTCTTCTGGATCCATGCTTATCAATGAGGTCCGTGAGGAACTTGGTCTTGAAGCTGTACCGT